TAAGTGTGCCTGATGATGTGAAAACTAGATACGAAGTGCCAGCCAGCACCAATGTTGGTGTGTTGCTTGCTGAAACATAACCCATCAACCTCGCAGCCATAACTAAACCTCACCCTCGATATCAGGACTTACAGGCGCAACAAAAACATCATTCACAGAATCATAAGTCCAACCTGCCGAAGCATACACGCCACGAAAGTTTGCATTATAGGAAGTCTGTTTCCAGTCACCTTCAAGACCGAGTGATGCAAGGAACGCTTGACCGACAGGTTCACTAGCAGGGAAAGTTCCACCACCGCAATCACTATCAGCGACAACCAAAACTTGTGTCACGATATCGTTTTCAACTTTTGCAAAATGAGCCATTACGAAGTCTTCCATCTGATATAAGCGATACCGCTACCGCCGTTGCCACCTGTAAGCGGTATGCCGAAACCGCCACCACCACCGCCACCAGTATTCGCACCAGCACTATTTGCAGTCGTATTTGTTGTGCCTGCCACACCACCAGTTGCAGCCGTACCACCAGTAGCAGAACCGCCTGCACCGCCACCCATAGCCTTAAATAGTGCGCTACCACCGATGAAAACGCTGACATCAACACCAGCACCACCAGCACCACCAGTTGTGCCAGTACCGTTGCCACCTAATCCCGTGTTACCACCGCCACCACCTGCGTTATTTGTTGAGTCTGAACTGCCACCTTGAAAACCATTTACGGTTGAACCCGTAATGGTTAAAGGCGTACCACCGCCACTATGCGAACCAAAACCACCGCCAATAAATGAGCCCGTTCTAGCATTTATATATTCTGTACAAACATTACCTGAAGCAGTCTGTGTGAACGGTGAAGTTGCAGCAATACTTGTATTGCCTCCTTGAACTAATTTGCCTGTACCAGTTGGTGGTGCTGCACCTGCACCAATAGTTACAGTTTGGTTGGCGTCTAAATAAATAGAACCGAAACGCACCTGACCACCACCACCACCAGCACCAGCACGACTTGCGTTCACATTGTCATAAGCACCACCGCCACCGCCACCAACTAACAAATAATCAAACCAGCCAGCAGTCGTAACAGTCAAAGTACCCGTGCTAGTAAAAGTCAAATACTCGTAGTTCACACCAGAAATAGTTACAGCAGTAGGCGAACCGATACCGCCAGTAGCACGACCATAAATGCCCGTACTGACATAGACGGTGTTAGTTGAGCCTGCGCTCACATAGCCAAGTTCACGCCTGTTCGGCATAGTTAAACCGTGATTCTATTAACGAAACCGTGAATCATAACCACGTTCGCTGTCGCAGCAAACGCACGAACGACTTTCGCTGTAGCGTTACCTTGCAACAATAATCCTGGGATTACCGTTACAAGACCTGCTTCGGGTTGAACTGTTACTTCAATGTTGCCATCGGGTGCTGTTGCTTCGCCCCATTCAATCGTCAATTTGACTGACGATGCAGAAGTGTTTACTGCGTAAAGCCAAACTTCGTCAATCGTTGTGGTCGTAGCCGATGCAGTATGAATCGCTGTACCCGCAGTTGCAGTAGCGGCAACCTTGATTGCCAAGCCCGTGCCTGTAGTGCCTGCTGGCTGTAAACATAATTTTGTGAAAGTTGCCATTGTTCTCCTATATTAACTAAAAACTTGTGAACCTAAAACTAATTGGTCGCTATCGCCTGCAACACCGCTTGCAGGCGAAACTTGATATGAAGGTGCTACACCTGACCCGTTAGAGGTTAAAACATAGGTTGCGGTAGTTCCAGCCGCTAAACGAGTAACAGTCGCATTGCCTGTACCGATAATCAGGTCGCCTGCCGTAGTTACAGTGGATAGAGGAATCTTGGTTGGGTCAGTTGAAGTATCTACCGCCGACCATGTTGAGCCTGTATAAAAAAGAAACTCGTTGGTGTCTTTCAGGAAACAAAACATTCCCTCGCTGAGCGTCGGCTCCCCCGCACCACCATAGGCGGCGTCTCTAGCGGTGGAATTAGCATAAACGGCGATTACTTGGTCTTGGACATACTGATTCAGGTTGGCGGCGGTTACAACATCGCCTGCTTCCCAAAGATATGCACCTGCTCCCGCCATCTAAACCTCCAAATTAACTTACAGCGTTGTTGGAATCTAATGCACCGAGAGTCGCATCGTCAAGCGTAAGGGGGCTTGCTATTTGCCTTACAGCCGTCTTGAACAGAATGTTATGAGAGGTTGGCGTGATTGTGTGAGAAATGCCTTCAACACTCAAATTTTGGGTGATAGACAAAGGTGTGCCTGTGGCGAAAGATTTTTTTACCCGCAAAACCGATGCAAGGTCAAGGCTAATAATTTGTTGTTGGACGGCGGTAGAAACTTTGTTTCCTGCGAAAGTAACCGAAACAGAATCAAACCGATATAGAGGGTCTTTAAACAGGGGAATTAAATAATCAGCCATAATTTGTGCGTCAGCGTCCGAACAGAGAAGCGAATCAAGATGTAAAGCCGACACCCCATATTGGCTTTGAGAAGTCGCATCATCAGCCACACCTGGGGTCACCGAATTGACAGGCGTACAAACAACTCGGTTAAACAACGACTCTTGCCCATACATCACCGACAAAGTTTCATAGTCGGCGTCCCCTGTGTTGTCGTCAGCGAAAAAGAACGGTGACGATGTGACTATTGTGCCTAAACGGTTAGAGAACCGCAACTTGCCGTCCCCTGTCATAAACAAATAGCCCTGTTCTGTGCGGGCAATAAGTTGTAGATAATCCAAAAGCACCGTTTGGTCATCAATCGGTTCCGCATCCAAAGTGACGGTTCCCGTATCTAAATCGGTGGCACCCGAGTAGGAAACCTCAGGCAAAGCCAACAAAGTAGTGATACGGGCGCCACCAAGTTGACTACTCGGCGTAAATTCCTCAATTCGTGTATTAGCCAAGACCACAAAATCATCTGCACATTCCAAAGTGACCGTTGCTTTATCTGTAGGTAACGAAGTCGGTTCAAAAGCCACATCTATATCGGTGATACGCCCCGTAAAAATTTGTGTCGCATCATAAAAAACTTTGACGATACGGCGAATCGTTACACCCGAAGTTCCTGTAACCGTGTTGTAGTAAGGACTTGCCGTGTTTACAGGGTCGTATTTTCGTGCGTAGTCACCGAGAGTAATCACACAAGTAGAAGCAGAGAACTCTTGAAGTTGGTCAGAACGCCCTCTTTCAACCCTGATTTCTTGCACATCTTCGGTGATGTCAACACCGATACCTTCGGCATATAGCGAAGCATAAGGGTTATCCAAAGTTCCGTAACCTTCGGTGTTATCCAAGGTGAAACCTGCGTTAAACCCGATTTCTGCGGTGACTTTATATGTCCCGCCCCAAGGCATCAACTTACTCATTGTGTAGGTACAGGAATTTTGCCGTTCTTCCTAGACCACTTTTTGAGTTCGTTTACAATCACATCACCAATCGCACGACCATCGGCACCGTATCCTGCGTTTACCGTCAAGTTAATTGTCTGATTGCCCATACTGCCCATTCGGGACAAAGGAACTATCGCCTCAGGTCCAGCCTCGCCAACCATTCCCAATGTTGGGGCTTTGACAATTCCGCCACTAGCGAAAGGTGTTACTCGTCTTGCAAAAAGTTCGTCTGCTTGTGCTTGAGTCAAAAGTCCTTTTGCAACTGCTGTTTGTTCAGCAATATTTGACATAGCGGCGCCCGACAAACTTGTTGCGAACTGTGTTGCTGTTGCTACCGTCGGGTCTTTCGTTCCATCATTTGCTACAACGGCGTTAACCACATCAGACGGTTTCTTCGGCAAATTAACCAAAATGGCGTCAAATTCTGCTTGAACTTTCTTCAAATAAGCCTTCATTTGTTCAATCGTTGCATCAGCGAGGAAATCTTCAAGTTCGCTTATCTTTACTTTGATTCCTTCAACAATCTGAGAAGCAAGGTCAAAACCTGCTTGATAGAAAGTGTCACCCAACAAATCCGCCAACGCATCGCCTTGCATCCTCAACGAAACTTCAAAACCGTTCACTTCCTCAATGGTTTTTGCTCCGCCTTCCATCAAGAAATCAGCGATACGGCTACCCGCCTCATAACCTGCTTTCAACACCATTTGAATGTTCTGAGGAGACAAACCTCGGGCAAGCAACTCCTTCACCTTGTCCGAAAACTTGTTTACATCATTTGCCTGTTGAGCAAGAGCGGCAACGAAATCAACGCCCACCTCTTTGCCAACTTTGCCGAAAGTGTTCCCAAGTCTTTCGCCACTAGCCGTAGAAACTTGGGCTATTTCTTTAAACAATTTGTTTGTTTCACCAATCGCATCAGAACCGCCATCAATCAGTTCTTTCGCCATCAACGAACCTGTTTTAGCGCCCGCCGAAATGATTTGGTCAAAAGCATCTTTCTCAAGACCCATCTCAGCCAACTTCGCTAACTGATTGTTGAAATCAATAGCAAGTTTCGCTTGCTCCCTAAGCCGTGCAACAAAGGTCTGTTGTTTGCCCTGTTCGGCAGTCGCATCAGCCGTAGCATCCGAAAGTTTCTGTTGAGCCTCAGCAAGTTTGCTTGCCTGTTCAGCCGCTTTTTCGTAGGCTTCACGACGATTCTTACGACCAACCGCACTATTGGCAACAGCCAAAAGACGGTTATATTCAGCCTGTTGTTCAGCAACCTCAGCGTTAGCGTCCGTCACCTTCTTGTTAGCCGAAGCCAACTCGTTAGAAGCAGAAGTCTGCTCACTCAACACATCGTTAAAAGACAACGCCCCCGTGATGGAATCCGTAATTGACTTCTTGTACTGAACCTGTGTGTCAGCCAACTGTTTGAACTCTTCGTTGGCTTTTTCCGCCACCGTGTCGGCTTTGGACAACGCATCGGAGAACGAATAAGCGCCATAGACAGCCGAACGGGAAGCCTCTTTCATGGCATCCAAAGCGCTCTTGTATTCCTCCATTCTTTCCGTAGCCTTCTTCAACGCTTCGTTGGCAATCTTCATAATTGCGGTACGAAGACGCTCCTTCTCCTTCTTTACCGCCTTAGATTCTTCGCCCGCCTTCTTTGTCTCGGTGTTGTATTCTTTAAACGAACTAGAACTTGCTTGAGTTGCTTTCGTAAGAGACTTAATTCTTTCCTCTAACTGCTCGTAACGATGCAAAGAACTCTTATCAAGACCGCCACCCGCCTTGTAAAGCGCCGACATCACACCCGCCAAAGCCATCAGTTGTTTTTGCGCTGATTCAAGGTCAATCTTGACTTGAATATCAATCTCAGCCAAACCGCTAATCAAACCCAAACTATTCAACAAATTAACGATTTGGTCGTCGGTGTAGCCTGCCGCTTTAGCACCCGCTTTAAACTGCTCAATGGTGGACTTCATGTAATCCCTTACATCAGCCGAAGTGCCACCTAATTCAAGTAACGATGACGAGTTTTTAGTTATCTGATTGTAAAGGTCAAAACCCGAAGAGGTAAACGCATCAAAGTTTCCTTTTGTTCCCTCAACCGACTTCGCCAACTCCGACGACTGTTTCCGCATATTGTCAACAGCCTCAGCAAAAGTATTGGTATCAACTTTTGCCCCAAACATTTCTTTAGCAAAAGCCTCAACAGAAACCTTGCCATCTTCGTTAGCCGACTTCAATAATTCAAGACGGTCATACAAAGCCTTCGTAGCGTGAGTAGCAATTTTAACGGCATCAGTTTTAGCGGTTTCCTCATCTTTGGCTTTCTTAGCGGCTTTAGCAAGTTCGTAATATTTTGTTTTAAAAATATTATTAACCTCAATAGCCTCACCCGCCGTGTCAATACCACCCTGCAAAGCACCGTTTTTCTCCGCTTCAGCAATCGCATACATATAGGCTTTGCTTGCCGACTTATCCGTTGCAACCAAGTAAGCCATCTGATTGTTGATGACATCAACAAGATTTGTGCCTTTTATTGCCTCATTGACGGCACCAATACCTTGAGCAAAAGCCTGTTGTTCTGCGGTTAAAGATTTGGTTACATCAGTTAAACCTTTATAAACTTTGCCATCAAAAGCAACCGTTAAATCATCAGCCAATCCTGCCGATGCTCTCATTTCTTTATTGAAATCAATTAAACCTTGCTCACCGCCCTTAGCGAGTTCAGCAATTTTGCCTGTTTCAATTCCTAAAACATTTATTGCTCCTGAAAGTTTTTCACCTTGCTCACCTGTCGTTGAAAAAATGTTTCCAAGAGTGTCGGTATTGGAAACAAACTTTGCTATCTCAACGCTGTTGCCTTTCAACTCATAAATTTGTTCTTTAAAAGCCTGCGTCAACTCGTTCGTTCGCTCTTTTACTTTCTGTTGAGCCTCACGGAACTTGTTGAAAATAGAAACAGCCGCAAAAATAGCGAGCATCGGAAGAAGCGAAGTAATAAGTGATTTTGCGGCGATAGCAACCATTCGGAAACCGACAGTTGCCATAGTTGAAAACTTGGAAACAGCAAAACCCCCCTGTGAAAGCGTGTAGTTGTATCGCATCTGCTCGGCTACAGCAAACTTGTAAGCACCGATGAGATTAGTGAATCCTGCTTTTAAAAGTATAAGGCGTTTACCAAAAGTGCTTGCGGCAAGACCTGCCATCAACCAACCCGAAGCCATTTTTGCAAGAATTAAACCAGCAAAAACTGCTAACGGTTTAAATTTTGTTAAAGCGCTAGTAACAAAAGCAATCGTTTTAGCAATCCCTTCAAGGGCTTTTTGAATAACAGTTGCCAAACCTGAATCCAAAATATTTGCAACCGAATCAACAACTAAACCTGCAAATTCCGCAACAGCCCTACCAACATTTATTGCCGCAGGAACCAAAGGCAACAACGCTTTACCCATTTTGATAAACGCATCACGAAGACGAGGAGACAAAGCAACCAAAACAGCAAAACCCGCCATAACAGGACTCAACTTAGAAGCAATCCCCTTCATGCCTGGGACTAAACCCAACAAACTCTTTCCTGCGAAAACTGACAAAGCAGACGAAACAGCCAAAATAATTGGAGTGAACTGTTGAATTTTTTGTTTCAAACCATCAACAGCAAGTTCGCTATCTTTCGTGCTTTTAATAAAACGAGAAAAACGACTCAACGCATCGGTCAAAGGCTGAGTCATAGCAACAAGAGCGCCACCAACAGCCTTCAAAGCGTTGTGGAAATATCCGCCTTCACGAAGCGACTCAGAAAAAGCCTTCGTTAAATCGTAAGTTGCTTTGATGACAGGACCAAAACCTTGAAGAAGCGCCGACCCCATCTCAACTTTGATGTCGTCATGGATACGAGCAAAAGAACGCAAAACCTTACCTGGTTCGGTCATCGCCGCTTCGTACAAGCCCGCTACCTTACGACCCTCTTCCAAAATCATGTTCGTAGTTGCCTGTTGACGCTCTGTAGCAGTCAATTCGTTTGTGGTTTTACCCAAAACTTTTGCGTAAGCCTTGTAACCCTCAGAGGCATATTTTGTGATACCCGCCGATTTTAAAAGAATCGTAGAACCTGTTTGAATTGCCCTGTTCAACAATTCTGCGGTATCAGTAGAGTTCTTTTGAGTGATAACAGCAAGGTCTTGAGCAACACGAGCAACCTTTGAAGCATCAGCAAGATTCAAATTGTTTTGAGCATAAGTCAAAGCAATTTTTTGGGCAGACGCCATCTCAATACCTTGAGAACGAACTGCTTTAGCAGTATCTTTAATTGCTTTTTCGCCTAAGCCTGTTGCCTCACCAACGGCTTTCATGGCGACATTCATTTCCGACACACGAGCGGCGACCTGAAAGGCTTCCTTGCCGAACTTGTATAAAGCAAAACCCGTAGCACCAACAGCGGCGCCTGCCGCAATTAAAGCGCTATTGGCAGGTTTGAGTGCTTTATGTAGTTGTTGGGTTGCCGCCGTTGCTTGTTGAAACGGCGTAATAAATTTGGAGGCGTCGGCAGATAATATCGCCCTAACTTCAAGGTCTTCATCTGCCATGTCGTTTTACCTCCTGTTTCGTGCCGCCTTTTCCGCTTCGTAAGCCTTGAGTTTGTAGTAAGCCGCCCATTCAACTATTTCTGCTGAAGAGATGGGAGTAAAAGCATCGCTTCCGTAGAGAAGTTCGTTCACGGTTCTACCTAACTTTTCGGCTAAATCGTAGAGGAACCGCCTTTCGGTGTTGATAAGGAGTCTTTTCCCGCATCATCAATGGCTTTGTCACCAAACCCTGACAATCGCATAGCGATGTTCACAATTCGGTCAAGCGCCGCACCTGATTTGCCCATGACAATTTCTTTATCTTTGGCATCAAATACTTGCTCACCTGTTTCGGGGTCAAAACAACATTGAACGACAAGTTCAGGCATCATCTTCAAAAAGTTGATGTTGCCATTGTTCTCGGCGGCATCCTGTGAGATGGATGCCCGAGCGGCACCTGACATTCCTCGGATTTCAACTTCAACGCCCCATTCATCAATCTTTACGATTTCTTTTTGGGTATCATCTACTGCAATTATGCGGTCACGAAGGGACACGATATTTCTCCTGTTTCTGTTGTTTGGTTATTTATTTATTAGAATGTAGTACGAGTAATCGCACCTGTTACTTGCAATGAAGCAGATGCTTGAACAGCATCGCCTACCGCAGTTGACACCTCATAGGAGGTCAACACACATTCGCCCGTGTATTTCACGAAACCTGCTGTGTTGCCTGCTGGACCGTAAACAAACGACAGAGTTGCCGCTTGACCGATAACGCCTGCAAGATATCCGTCTGCTGTTGCATCAAACAAACCCGAGATGCTGATAGTCGCATCAGTCAAACCTACGATGTAGGTTTTTGCTGAGCCTGAAACACCGAAAGTGGTGGTTTCGGCTGTCTCAATGTCCCGAGGCATTGAAATGTCGTTGAGGTAACTGCTCAAATCCCGAACATTACCGCCCGAATCATCCAATGAAAAAAATGCTGACTTACCATGTGCAAATGCCATAATTATTACTCCTTATCGTCGTGCGAACGATACTTGATATGTGATTGAACCCGTACCTGAAGCAAGTGTGTTTACCGCTCTCAGATATCTGTTTACGGTTGTGCCTGAAGCCACAATTACCCGTTCAGAAGTAGTGACAGCCGTAGTGACGACTGTAAATGTTGCCAAATCAGCAAAAGTGGTGTTGTCTGCTGAATGTTGAACTTTGATGGTCGCATTAGCGCTACGAGAGTTGGCTGTCACATGAAGTTGAGCCACGCCACCGTTTGCTGTTGAGGCTGAATTGTCGTGTGATGAACCTGTAGTTGTTGCTGAAACCGAACCAAGAGCGGCTAACGAAACACCTTGGTCAAGACCGCCATCGGCTTGAGCGCTGTAAGAAACAGCAACGACATCTCCGACAGGTGTTGATACCTCGTATGAGGTTGTTTTGGCTTTCAAAATAGTGACACGGTTACCTAAAGTTGTGCCGTCATAGCCGATAGTCACGGGTGCCAAAGTGTCACTACCGATAGAAGCCGACAAAACATCGTCAGTTGCGTTTGCGGCGCCATCAAACATCCCCGAAGCCGAAACAGTACCGTCCTTCAATCCGACTATATATGTTTTAGCCGAAGAACCAAAGGCGGTGGTTTCAGCGACCTCCACATCAGCCGATGCGCTCGCATCGTTCAGAAAAGAACTCAAATTGTATGCACCGTGCAAAACTTGTGCAGATTTACCGTGAATGAAAGCCATTATTCACCTTCCTCAGATTTGGATACAGTTTTCTTCAACTCAACAACTTCTTTTTCTGCAATCGCATCAACGAGTTCAATCATTCCCTGTTCACGAAGCCATTTAATAGACTTTGCGGGAATATCTTCTACGATTTCGCCTGCTTCTACACGGCGGTCAGGAGGGAACTCCAATCCTGTTTTTACCAAGTATTTCGGCATTTTGCTCCTAAAGTTTCGGGCGTGTCTGTATCCCCGAAATCTCCCCGACCACTAGGGTACGAACGGGCGATGCCGAGGTCACAAGGACACGAATACAGACGAAAGATTACATCGCATGAAGCCGACCTTCACACTCAATAGTGGTCTAGTTGGTTACATACCCCAATGGGCTAATCCACCGTTGTCCAACAAATATTTTGCCACCTTCAAATTGCAATCCAAATCATGCAAAACGGTCAAATCACCAAGGTCGGCTTTACAAATTTTGGATACAACCGTCCGCCACGAAGAGTTAATTTGCAACAGACCGCTATCCCAACTCTTGTCTTTGTTTAGATGGTAGGTCAAGTTGCCGTTCTCGTCCCAAGTCGCATTGATTGCCTTGACCCGACATCTTGACTCCCGCCAAGCAATATAAGAAAATGTTTCAACGGGAAGAAGCCCATACTGTTCAAAGAGAGCCTCAAATTTCGGACATCTTTTCACCTGTTTGGACGATACCGAAACCGCCACAGTCGTCGTGGTCGTGGTCGTCGTCGGCGCCTGAGTGGTCGTCACTATCGGGTCAAAAGACACGAGCGGTAACGCTTGGGGTGAAGACACCCCTTCTGAAGAAACGACAGAACTAAGAAAAAATGCGCCAAAGAACAGCGATAAAAGTACGAGGAAACGCTTCATTAGAACCTCCAATGTTTAAGCGATTAAGTTATTTGCCCGACGACGAACACGCCCGAACGGTAATAAGTTCCTTTACACCAGCCATTTGTTCTCCTTTAAAACAATCTGACAGCGATAAAACCTTAGCCGAAAACCCTACCCTAAATCAAGAACCCGAAGACCTTTAAGCCCCATTTTTAGCCTTACAACGAGGACATAAAATAACCCAAGGTTTAGTAACCGAAACGGCGAGCATCCGAGAACAACGCCAACATCTAGGTTGTTCATCAATGTTTGCTTGACGACCATACGGGTCGGCGGGTTTTTCCTCTAAGGAAGCCATACGGTGAAATCGCATCCAATGATTGCTCTATCATCGCCGTCACGAGAAAGCGGATAAAGTTCCGAAGTAGAAAGCACACACATAATCGCCACACCCGACAAAGTGGTGTTTTGAATAGCGCCTAAAACACCCCGCACCGCCACCGCTTTTGAGCGGGCAGTTGGATAATCGTTCCTAGCGGCACGACAATAAACCCGAACCCGTTGATGGTCAATAGCCTTCACCGAAGAACCGAAAGTATGGTCAGGACCAGTACCTTGATTTTCGTACAGGGTTACACAAGCATCAGGTGCGTCAGGCATCCGAGCCAAAAAAATATCGGTAGCGAGAGTACCTTGACCCTGAGCCTGCAAGTAAGCGCCTAACGCATCAAGAATCGCCATCAGACCACCGAATCGTAACCTTCAGGGATGGAACCCCGTTTGCGTAACATAATCGCCACCCTTGAAGCAATATTCTTAGCCAAACGCCCCTGAGCATCATCAATCGGGTGTTCAAGATATTTTGCTTTGCGACCTTCAGCGTGTTTAAAATTCAAATTCTCGTGTTGAACCTCGGCGTAAGGAATAGCGGCACCACCGTAAGAAATCTCTACTGCTACCTTAGAACCCACAGAATAAGGTTGATGCACCATACCTGAACCCGAAAGCGCACCGAAACGATAAGGTACCTGACGCTTAGACTCAGCCAATACAAGTTGCGCTTCAGCATACAAAGCCTCCATAGTCGTAGGGATAACCTTTTTTTCAACAGCCAACAACGCCATTGCTTCACCAAAACCTTCAACTTCAACATTGAATTTCACGACGAACCAAACGAAACAATAGTGATTTGAGGAAACGACTCATCCGTATATTCACGGATAGAAATAATCAAAGGAATCTTTCCTGACGGCAAAACCATTTTAGATTCCGTTGTAATGACAGGATTACCGTAAAAAATTACTTTACCTTCTTCATAAACATCACGATTATCGGCAGTTTTAACCACACGACCCGTTTCTTGAACATAAGCCCGAGTCTCAACAGCAGTACCCGAATAGGTGACCTTGCCATAACTATCCGTAGAAGTAGAGGGATACACAGAAATTGTTTCAGGCATCATGGAAAGGAAAGAAGGGTCAAGAACCACAACGAAACCTAATCCGTAGCGTCGCCAATAGAATCTGATTTCGTAGGATTCCCTGGGTACCTATCCATTCCCATCGTAAACATAAACGAACCATCAAAAACTTCCGTGTCAAAGTTCGGACTTGGAGGCGCAAACGACCTTGAAGCCTGCGACCTCAAATAAGTTGCCCGCTCCATAAAAGTTTTAGCCTGAGCCATATATTGCGTAGAAACAGACAAATCGCCAACACTCTTAGACGAATCCGACTTAGAGGTGTACTTGCCCGCAATCGCATCACAAGCATACGAAGCCGCAATGTAGGTGCTGTTATTCCATTGGCTTAAAAGATAAGCAATTTCCGCATCGTTAATTTGTTGATTAGTTGTATCGGTATCACCGCACAAAAACCGTACAGCGTCACGAGGACTAGCCGCAGGGTCACCCGAATAAGTCCAAGCCATAACTTAGACCCAAAACAAATTAGCCCTTAGCCGAAGGTGCTTTAACCTTAGGCTTAGGCTCAACAACAGGCGAATCCAACAAAGGCATCAGAAATCGGTTGCTAATCAAACTTTTAAGATTACGCCAACCCGAACCATCAACAATTTCACCAACAGGAATGAAAGAACCATCACCTGTAGGAATTTTTTTTGTTACTTTGTAAGCCATATTTCCTCCGATTTTATTGGACACTTAAGGTCACTTGACCGAAAGATTAAGCGACTCTGTACCAAACAACTGTATTAGCGGCCGATACACGAACCTTAAATGTTGCCGAAGATGCGGCACTAACTGTGCCTGAACCAACAAGAGTTGCATCAGTTCCAGCCGTAATTACAAGTGGGTGAGTAGCGGCGGCAAGGTTCACAACATGAACTTCAAAAGTGTCACCAACTGCATAACCCTTCAAAGCGGCACAAGTAAGAGTTCCTGTTGGAACAGTCTTAGCCCGTGATGCTGTAGGAGTACCAACCAACAAACCACCGTTTGTAACAACCATAGCGGCTGTCAGAGTTTCGGCGGCATCAGTCAAAGTCGTGACTGTTGTTTTATGGGTTGTCGTATTTGCGGCGATAGGACCGCTAGTTCGGATTGAACCAAGCAACCCCTTGCCTTTAGTGAATCTATTTGCCATTTGAGGCTCCTATTTGTTGTGAGAAATTAAGCAACACAAGAATTGAAGAAGTAACCGAGGTCTGTACCAATGACTTTCATATCAAAGGCGACTTCGGCTTCAATTCGGTCTGCTTTAAATTGTTCCATTCGCATACGGCTGATACCGATTGTGGAACCCAAACCTTGAGATACACCTGTCCAAGACATGATGTAGCCACCCGAAGGTTGCAACAAGCCTGCCGATGGAGCCGAGTATGTCAACAAGGCGTGTTTGCCATAGTTAAACGCATAGGCACCTGTTGCGCCCTCGTTGTTGGTTGCTTTGATGTTCTTTGCAACCATCACTCGTGGAACACCGAACAGAGATGCCATCAAACTCTCCGACAAAACTTGTGACGAAGTGTATTTGATGCGGTCAATCAGGTCAGGGTGATTCTTCAACTGAATGAAAGTGTCATAACCCAACAGCAAAGTGTTTGGCTCGTAACCTGTTGTTGAAAGAATTGTGCGCTTGCCTGTTTCAATGTCACCAATCGGGTCTGACGAAGTGTAGTCACTCCACAAATTTGCTGGTGTTGAATCTGTTGCCCAAACCGAAGTTGTGAAGAACGAAGAAACAAACTGTGTTTCCATCTTCAACAACATACGACTTGTTACGAACTCTGCCGCTTCACGGTCAACATTGATTGGTGCATCTGCGTTAGCACGAGTTTGGTCACCAATGTCCTTGTGGAACGCATACACATCAGCCTGATATGAGTCAGTTGAAAGGTTGTAGCCTCCACCTGCCGACTCGGTTGCGTCTGCTCGGCGTTGAGCCTCGTCACGGAACCAATCATTCTTGGTGTATGTGTAGAACTTGTCGCTCTGCTTTGAAACAGGTACGACAGGGAATACTCGTGTTGCAACAAAGTTTTCGGCTTTTTGCATATAGGCGGTTGAAATGTTGGTCAAGATTGCGTCAACATGAACCTGATTTTGTGTTGGCTGTGGCATGAGTTATCTGCTCCTGTAATTGATATTGGTATTACTTATGCGCCCCGTGCTGCTGAAGCACAGTTCACTACGATTGTTGCAATTTCATCTTCTGCGCCCGAAGCGAGAATGGTTGAACCGACAATGTATTTCGTCGTGTCAGTACCAGCGGCGTAAGCGGCTGCTTTGCCATCTGATGCTGTTCCAACAACTGTTCCTTCGTCCAAAGCGGCTTTTGAAACCACTTTTGTGCCACCAACAACAACGATTGAGGCTTCTTCACCCGATGCAGGGTCGTTTTGCAAGACACCAATCGGCTTGTCAGTAGCGGCGGCGCAAAGGATTGCTTGACCCGATGAGTTCACCTTGACAAAGTAATACTGCTTTGCGCTCAAATCTGCACCTGCTGGAAGTGTGATTTTGAGTGAATTATTAGAAATTTCGTATGCCATGATTTATTGCTCCTTGGTTCTTATTGCTCTTTGCGGTAATCCGCATAAAGGTCAGGGTTTTGAAGAATTACACCCGTGATTGCTTGCTCAACCGTTGGATATTCTCCATTGGCAAAAGCGGCTTTTGCAAGTGTTTCTACTTTGGCGAAAGCGTTGCCTTCCGATGGACGGGCGCCACGACCAATTTCGTCAAAAATCTGTGCGCTCTCCGCTTGAGCATTTGCTGACTCCAAAGCCTTTTCAATGACTTCGCTAAGAGTCGCATCAATGTCGCTCAACTTGCGAAGTGCTGGACCAAGATTCTGTGGGTCAACAGTCAAACTTGACCAAGCAGACGCTTTGGCTACATATTGTTCATCACGGCGACTGTCACGCTCTTTTTTCAATTCTTCACGAGCCTGATTTGCTGACGCTTCAGCCTTCTCAAGCATTTCACGAACAGGTTGAGGGAGCGACTTCATCATCGCTTCTTCGTCATCTTCTTCTTCCTCTTCCTCGTCCTCTTCTTCTTTCATCTTCGCATCGTAGGCTTTGGCAAGTTTTTCTTGGGTTTCGGCAAGAGCCTTTTCCAATTCCACGACACGCTCAATGTACGCTTCTTCCAAACCTGGTTCCATTGTTTCTTTTTGTTCGCTCACGGTATCCTCCGTTTGAGTTCCTGCATTTTTCATAACAATCCATCCTTCCTCAAGATGAGCAGGGTGGTCAACACCACTCGTCTCAAGTACCTTCAGCGCAACCATTTTTTTCTGTTTTGCTTGCTTATTCAAAGGTTTTAACTCCTAAAAAGAAAAAGCCCACAGGTTTCAACGGTGAACCGTTTGAATACCCGCAGGTTTCGGACTTTTTTAGTGTAGAACGGCGAACGCATCACCGTCTTATCAACAATGGTTTAGTATTGCTGTTTTGTTGCTTGACGAACCCGACCATCGCCGTAGGAAATAGCAATCATAATAAAGTCATCAGCCAACACATCCTTCAACTCGTCATCAACCTCTATCTCACCTAGCCGACCTTCAATGGCGTTGATGAGAAGCGAGTCAAGTTGCCTCTGATTTAATGCCAACATCACTTCGTCGTCTTGAATGTCTTTGGACGGTTGCCCTGTTTTGTATTCGCCAATCAAACGGGCGAGAGCGTTGGAAATCAAAATGAACCAAACGAAGAAGACACCCAAGATGAACGATGAAATCAAATTAAACATGGGCTGATTGTACCGACCCCAAAAATTGATTCCTAATACAAGAAGGTTGAGTGAGTTATCTCAAGCCTTTTTCTTGACAGGCTTCACCGTCTCTCGTTCCACACTCCGAGCGTAGGCTCGGTCAGCCTCGGCGTCCCTCACCTCGTACTTGCCGTGACCCACCCTCTTAAACACATCGGGTCTTTCCGTTACGAACTTCCTGACAATCGCATCGGTCAATCCGAACTGTTCCGCCAAACCCGCAACCGTCACCTCGGCGTACACATTCTGAGTCGCCCAATACCTGACCTGTTCAACACCGTCAAACGGCACCGTTGAAACATCGGCAAGCCTTGCGTCACGACCCATGCTGTAACCGTTCTCGCCACCGACCATTTGCACCGAACCGTCAGCGTTCATCTTGACGAACTTAAACTTGCCCTTTGGGGCAACACGCCAATAAAGCGTTTGACCTTTAACAAATGTCTCAACCAATGTCTCTACCATCGTCCCTCCGTTCTTTGTTGTTTCCCTGACCACAACTACATTCTACTAAACGAGAAAATGACGGAATCATAAAAACACCCAAAACAAACCAAAACCGAAAAACTGTTCCACTACTTGAGCCTTCAAAAAATTTACAAAAAATAAATTGACACGATTTTCGTGTTTTAAACTATGTCAACAAATTCCTGTTGACCGCCACCCAAAATCACGACAGGCAACCGAGACACACGCCCACGAGAAGCACTCAACTTTATGTCCACTCTTTCAAAAGGTTGTGAACGCATCAACTCCACAAACGAAGGTTCCAAAAGTTGTTTAATCCACGCTTCTACCGCAGAAGGCAACTCCCGTTCGTCAGCCATTGAACACTTCTTTCTTGTCACCGAAATAAGATTTTGCAAAACCCTCAGATGTAAGTCTCTCGTTTAAACATTCATTCTTGTTTTCATCGGCGTAAATCTTTGCCAAAACACGACCATACTTTTCGTTCTTATCTTTAACGGTTTCAATCAAAACAGTTGAATGTGTTTCAGACCAAGATTTCACAAACTCTTTGGCTTTCAATCCCGCTTCCTTCTCCGCTTTATTCACCGTCCTAGACTCGGGTGTATCAACGCCGTAAAGACGAACACGAATCTTGTGGTGAATATCAAAACCTAAATCAACAATTAAATCAACGGTGTCGCCATCAATGACTTTCTCTATTTTTGCACCGTAACAGAACCGTTTTAAAGACATTTAACTATTTTTCTTTTTGCGTTTCTTCGGACTGTCGGGCGTCGTATTTGCCTGAGACGCCGTAGGGTTTCTCAAATCAATAGGAACTGACATAGCCCTCAAAGCCAGTCTCGCTCGTTCATCGTCCGACGGCTCATCACCGTAATCGTTATATTCAGGGGGCATCGGATTTATAGGTTCATCACCATAATCGTTGTATTCGGGAGGCATAGAATTTGGCAACTCGTCGGCAATATTGCCTTCTTTCAATTCCTCAAACTGTAAACCCTTATTGCCACGAGACACACCGACTTCCATATCTTCCAATTTTGGTGCCTTTGAAGGGTCGCTTACCCTGAACTTTCCACGCTGACGCTCATATTTTTTGCCCGCCGCAAATCCACCTTGTTTATCTGAGGCTATTCCCGCACCCGATTGACCTTGAGATTGCCAACGAACATTAGCCGCATAACGACCTGCTTCAGAGCGATTCCCGCCAAACGACGCCTTAACAATCGCATTGTGTAAAAGAACCTTTGAATAGCCCTGAACTTGGCGTACACCGCCCGCTTTCTCAACTTCATTAACGACCAAACTCCATTGTTCTTCAGGAATATCCTGTAAAACCGATTCCCGCATTTGGGCAAGCAACATCTCATCGGCAAGGTTCATGGTCGCCAATTATTGCACACCAATCGCATTAACCGAGGTTGATTACGCTTCCTTCGGTTGAATTTCTTTCTCCGTAAAATCAAGAGCGGCGTCCAACACTTCCATGATTGGCATATCAACACGCCTCACACGAATTTTGACATCACCCGTTTTGCCGTCAGCCAAATCCCTACCGACCTTACCCGCCCAACGATGATGCCCGTCAATAATGTAACCGTCACGAGAAACATAAATCACCGCTTTAGGGTCTTCCAAAGTTTTAGCGCCCTCATCGCTCATCATAAAAGCAACAGTTTTGCCTTTAAGTTCGCTTTGAGAAGCCCGCAACGAAGAAGCAGGAACCTCTGCTTCAACAAACCTTACAGGCGGGTCAAGGTTAGAAAGATGTTCCAAAAATAATGGTCCGATATCAACATTGCCTTCGTCGTCAATGCGAGGCATTTTGTCAGCCCGTGAACCCTTGATTGGGATTCCTGAAAGTTGAGGCATCTTTTCACGAGGCACACCTTCGGGGTATTGTTCGGTTGCGATTGATTCACCGCAAAACAGATTGGTGCCTGGGACAGAAATTTTACAGACATTGATTTTGGTTTTTTCGCCTTTTGCTTTCGCTTCTTTAATGAACTTGCCAAGTTTGTCTAAAGCGGTGTAAGCCTCTTCAACACTTTCCATTTCAACAAGGTTGCCTCGTTGAATTTGTTCCAACGCCTCTTTGGGTGTAGAAACCTTGACACTTTTTTTACGGTTGGCAGGGTCAAAACGAGCGCCCAAACGCTTGCTTCGTTGGCTTGATGGTTTTTCTTTCTTTTGATGGTTTTGCCATCTCACCTGAGCGGCGTACCTGCCCGCATCCGACCTGCTTCCACCGCCATAAGCCTTCTCAAATGCTTCTTCGTCTTCTTCTTCCTCTTCAGCCCACCCCGCAGGATAAGGACCACCATTCATCACATAATCGTAGAGTTCATCCGAAATGCTACAAACGCCAATTTCTGCATCAGGCAACTGCTCGCTGTAATATTCGGGTCTTGACATTGCTTCGGCAAAACATTTTTTGTCTTCTTCCGAAAGAATCAAATTATCTTTTTTCAAAGAATCATAAGTTGCGCCCGACATGATTTGATTCGCATACCGCCACACCTGAAACCAATCCATCACTTACCTCCCTTTTCCGCAGGGCTTTCGTTACCTTTAGCCAAGAAACGGTCATAAAGTTCAGGGTTCAAAACCTCAAAACCCTCATCTCGCCCCGCCTGAGCAACCAAACGATTTGGTTTTTCATTAGTATCATACAAAGTAATACTATCAAAGCGTCCGCCTGTTACATATTCAGGGAAGTTTTTAGAAACTTTGATGTGGGCAGTTCTCAAAGCACCCTCAGGCACTTGACGACCATAATCTTTCCCTCCTCGGTTTCTTGCACGAGGTTCAGACCTTTTAACAGCCGTGTCAGTATCGCATGAATAGAACAAACCGTGAATTTCTTTTGCCCCAAGTTCCCTCATGTAATCCAACTCGGCGTTGCGTTTATCAATCCCGTTATCCATCGTTCCGTCAACAATCACATCTTTGCCACCCTTCAAAGCAAAAGAAGTCACCAACTTACCAACGATTGAAGATTCCTCGTGGACGAAAGGCGCCAATTTTAACTTAGCAAAATAGCGTTGTCTAACATCCTCTTGTTCTACGGGGTCAGTAATCTTCTTTGATTTTATTTCAACTTCGGCTTGGGCAATGGCTTTATCACGCAATTTTGTGAAACCTTTTGCAACAACTTTGTAGTCGTCGGCATTGGATTCAACAGCCATTGCGGGTTTGCCTTCTTTGTTGTTTTTAGTGGCAGGAACCTCTACCTGAGCGCCTTCAGAAGACGATTTACCTGAAGCACCACCACCACCTTTAACAAAAGCAATCGGTCCGTTAGGATTCCTTGGAACTCCGTCAACGGTTTTCGTAACGAAATTTAAGATTTCTGCTTTCTTCTCTTTTGACAAATACTTTAAAACAATTTCAGGTGCCTGAACTGAATCAAAAGACAAATTTCTTCTTTGCAACTCTTCAGCCAATTTGTCAAAATTGCAATGAGTTACCAAACTTGGTGCATCAACCGCCAAAGCCTTGCCCGCCGTTGTTTCAGGAAGAGGTTTTCTCCCACGACCAACAATGTCGGTTTTTTTCAAGTTTTGTTTAATTGTTTTGTCGTAACTTCTTACTTTTTTCGTCTCGGCTCTTTGACCTGCTGTTGATTGCCACCGCACATTAGCGGCATACCTTCCCGCCTCGCTACGGTCACCGCCGAAAGTAGCCTTTTCCATTTCTTTCTTTTTGTTACGAGCAGAAATTGCTTTTGCTTTCTTCCTTGCTTCCGCTTTAGAGTTCGCCCCCCAAGCCTGAAGACTTAACAACAAACGAGTTGGGTTGCCTTTTTCATCTCTTTCAGGACCTTTCGCATTACCCATGCGGGCGAGGAAAGAAGCACGACGAGGATTGTCACCTCGTTTCACAGGCGGTTTCAAAGTCCCACCTGTTTCACGCTTATATGAGGCACGACCTTTAGCGTTCAAACCGCCCTTCGGGTTTTTGCCTTCTTCCCGTTGCCAAGCAGGACTAGAAGCCTTCACAACCCGATACTTGCCACCCCGACTCTTGTATTCCCGAACCAACCAAGCGTTCGCATAAGCCGACGGGTAAACATCAAACTTCTTTTTTGCTTCCGCCTTCACACGGGCGTACAACTCTTTATCGGTAGGCACATTTTTGGATTTAGTAAAAGTTTTAACATTGATAGGTTTCTTACCTTCACGCTTACCTTTACTTTCTGCTTTCCGTTTCCGAGAAACAGCAGACTTTCTTTCCGATTCAGACATGGACGATGCGGTAGAAGCAGGAACACATTTTGGATACTTGCCCTCAGTCGCATCAGGACGACCACATTCCTCGTAGCCCCCGCCTTCTTTCTTCCGTGAAATATCCACCCATTTTTCGTCAAACCATTTGTCCAAACCGCCACGCTTCTCAACATCATCAACCATCATTTTTGAGCGCTTCTTTTTCTTCTTCTTGTTACCACCCATAATTGTGTCGGTGTGAACAGCCGAAGAAGTTGGTTGACTCTTTTTAACAGCGGCGGCAACTTTGGCATCAACAATGGCTTTCAACCGCAACGAGTCATCGCTTTTACCGACGGCGCTCACCTGTTGTTTTACTTTTGGTGCGCCACCATAACCGCTTTCTAACCATTGTTTCTGTCTTTTACCCGTTGGTTTAGTTTTAGGTTTAGGGGAACGAAGAGGACGACCTGAACTTGCAGTCATTCCGCTTGCAGGAAATTTTGTGGTGGTCAACTTGCCACCTTGCATAATTGCGGTTCTGCCACTTGGCAAACTGACCGCCTCAACTTTTGTGTCATCAACAAAGTTTTCGTTAGCCCGACGCTTTTCCCTCAACAATCTGTCCTCTTCTTGCCTATATGGGGTCGGCATCGTCGTGAAGTATTCTTTTATGCGTTGAGCAATGTTCGGTTTGTCACCTTTCGGTTGTTGACGGTCTAATCCCGCTTTTAAATTTGCTGTTCCTTGAGCGATACTGTGCGCTTTGCTACGCCAACGAACATACGCCGCATAGCGCCCCGCCTCAGAACGGTCACCCCCAAAAGAGGCTTTTTCTAAATCTTCAGGCATTGACATTTCCACCCGAGCGGCGGCGCCACCAATGGAAAACCCACGAATCTTCCCTTCCTTAACCATGTCCCAAGCCCAAGGTTTCCATTGCACACCCAAAAACACGGTTCCCGCAGGATAAACAACCTGCTCATTGGTAGAAGCCTTCTTCATCCCGATAGTTACAGGCACAGGAAACGACATTGCCTCCAACCACTCGCCCGCAACAATGTCCTTGTTGTGTTGCAACCTGATATCACGGTCACCGCTCTTGACATAATCCCATAGAGCGCTCTGAAGTTCATTCGCATCAGTCCACTCGCCATGAGCGTCATAACGATTCGGGATATACCAAGGACCAAGCGTGAAACGATGCTCGTCATTGGCTTTATGCAACAAATCAAGGTGTTGAACAGCCTCCTCTTTTACGAATTGCTCTTCAACGACAGGTTCCGAAACATCCATCGGTTCTTCAGAAAAAACCTCGGTTAAAGCATCCTGAACATCTTTTGGCAAATCCCCAAATTCAACTTCGCCGTCCATCCACATCTTGACGAGCGCCATTTCTTTCTCAAACAAGTTATTTGGGGTGTCAGCCATTCGCATCAAGATAGCGCTAAACCCTTGTATGTGTTTGCTTTAGGATGCTTGACTATCTTCCAAATCAGATTCAGGGTCAACAGGTGAAATAGAACACTCAACAACCTCAAAACCGCTCAATTCAATCGCATACTGAATCGTTCCATAGGCAGACAAGTCATCATCCAAACTTGCCTTCAATTTTGGTCCAACAGGCGACAACGAAACAATCTCACCATCTGCAACCAAATCCGATGCAACCATTAAAACCGAAGGCGGGGCAAACAAAGACTCAGAAATTGAATCCCATTCCACTCGTTCGGTTTTATCACCCATTTTTATTACCCAAAAATACTCAGTCATTTTGTATCTCCGCAGTCAATAAAGCACCAAGCGCTGTAGCCATCAAATCTCTATCTGCTCTACCATTCCCACCAAATTTTGTTCCGCCACCAAACAAATTTTCGGTAGAAACAGTCAAAATTTCCGTGTAACGGTCATTGTAAATTCTACCCTGATAAGGGTCAGCAAAATCATCAGGAATATATTGACCTCGTGAATAAGGCAAACCTGCTTTGGTTGGACCAACCACTTTCTGTCTTCCTTCTTTCACTTTGTCTGTCATAGGAGTAGTCAAATCACCACTTTTACCCCAAGTTCGTCTCGCTAAAGCCGCTTGTTCCATCAACCTCATCGGACGACTAAAAAAAGTAAGAGCATGAACCGTCTCATGGGTAAGAGTGTCAGCGTCTTGCATATCAGCAACGATTCTTTGTTGAGATTCGCTCCAATTCCCGCCTCCCCGACTGCGGGCTAAAACCTTTACATCGGACGGTATTTTGCTTAAAAGACCTGAGGGAAAACGAGAAGCAACCTCTTGAATAATTTTTTGTTGCTTTTCTTCAGATTCGGGAGCGCCAGAGGTGTCAACTTTGGCGGGATAGTTCTGAGCCATAGGACGATATTGACCAATAATTTTTTTAATCTCTTGACCAACCCTTTCGTGAATATCTAAATATCTTTGATGATTTTCTGAACGGCTAGGATTCCCCGCTTGTTGAATTTCGGTTCTGAGAGTTGCTAAAGGTGCATCGTCACCCCACGATAATTCATATATTTGTGATTCTAAAATGTTTAGCGCTCTGTTTACTTCCCATCTAGCAGAAGAGTTCGCCCTTTGGAGTTCTCTGCGAACCTGCCACGCTTGTTGAGCATCTGAACCATAACCTTCTTCGTTCAAAATGCGTTTATATTCTTTGGAGGCTTTAATTAAGGCGCCTTTAGCAACCTTCGCCTCATTTTTAAACCTCTCGTATTCCTCTACCGCATCCTTCACAAGAGGATAAACTTTCGGGTCTTTATCAACAGCCCTATCCAACAAAGATTTTGAGGCGCTTTCTTGAGCCTTTTTGTCGTCGGGTCGTGATTGGTAGGCAATCGCATCATCCAACTCTTGTTGAGTACAGAAACCCGATTTAACAACTTCTGACCCTGCTTCATCCAAAACTCTTTTACCTAAAGCGTTGACTTGCGCTTCTGCTTCCATGACAGCAATAGAAGGAACCTCCAAAATTTTTCCTCTTATTCGGACTTTCGTGTATGCGCCTGTTCGGTTAGTTTCATAATCGTATTCAAAACTTGTATTAGAAAGTCTGCTAACCGAAGACAATTTTTCGGCTGTTCTATCAATCTGTTCCCTTAAAGATTTTTGAGAAGGCACACCACCCTTATCGCCCTTACGATTTCCTTGCCAACGAATGTTTGCCGCATACCTGCCTGCCTCTGACCTATCGCCTCCAAACGAAGCCTTTTCAAACGCATCGTCAACAAAAAGCAAATCACCATCCAACCAAGCAAACCGATTATTTTGTTTCATCTAAAACCACCTCAAGTATCGGTCCAGTTTCATTAACGCCAACAACTTTAAACTTTGTTCCACGATTCAAAATTATTTCTCCTTCGCCCATTCTTTCCCCACCTGGGTCGGGAACCAAAATGTCAAGACCTTTCGGAATCAAAATCGTTGCGATGCGCTTTTCGGATGGCAATGTATCGCCCTCTTTATAGTCGCCACGATTCATCTCTGATTGAAAAGGTACGCTCACACCCGAAAACCCGATAGCCCTGTCTATGCTCATGCTTGTAGAACAGAAACCTAAATCTTCAACAGTTTGACCTACGCTCGCTTCCAAAGAGGCGATTGTTGCAGGGTCAATACCCCGATAAACCCTGAAGTTTGCAGGTGCAACCATTTTAAATTCTCTGAAAGCATCATCCATCAAGCCATAAGCAACTACTTTTGGCATCTTCACATCTTCCCCGTTAATACTTATGGTGAAAGAACCATATTGAGAGTCATAATTTTTTTGACCATGTTCATCGTAATCCCATTCGTCGGCATTGAATCTTTCAGCGCCGTACACACTTTCTTGAATTTCTTCCATCTCTTCTCTAAGACTTTGAATTTCGGCTGAGTTGTCGGTTTCATCATCTTCGTCTTCTTCTCGCTCCAACTGACGGATTTCTCTTTCAAGTCTTGCAACCCGTTCTTCGTCTTGTTCGCTTAATTGCTCCCGTAATAAATCTTTAAACGGTAAACCTCTTCGTAAATGTCTATTCAAATCTACAAAAAAATCGTCGTATCCCTTTCCAAGATAAGAGGACAAAATAACTGCGGGAAGCATCTCATCTTCTCTTTCGCTATTTCTTTCTCTTTCAGAAATTTCTTTGTTAATTTCTGCCATTGTCTTCCCTAAGCCTGAACGAGAAATAGGGGCATTAATAAGTGCCTCCACCAATTCATCATTTGGTTTTGAATATTTTTCTAGTAAAGCGTTCAAACCACTAGAAACAGAAAGGTCGTCTTTAAGTTGCCCTTGCCATCTAATATTGGCGGCATACCTGCCCGCCGCTGAACGGTCACCGCCAAAAGACGCCTTCAGCAACAAAACTAAATCATCAACAGCAACTTGCGCCCCAATCTCCGCAGACGAAAAATCAAAAAGAACCGAATTACTCCCAAGGTCCATAAAAACCTCTCTCAGTCATCTCAACCTGAGCCTGTTTCGCTGAAAACCGTTTCACACTTTCTTC